AGCTAAAAAGGCGCTCGATGCCAACAACGTACCTGCTGAAGGTCGTATTTTGGTCATCCATGCAAACTCTTTGGACTCATTGCTTGGCGAAACAGAAGTCACATCATCTGACTTCAATACAGTCAAGGCTTTGGTTCAAGGCGACATCAACACTTTCCTCGGCTTCAACGTGGTAACACTTGGCGACCGTGACGAAGGTGGCTTGCCTATCGACGGATCAAGCGACCGTACGCTTTACGCTTTCCACCGCGACGCGGTTGGCCTTGGCGTAGGCATGGGTCAGACCTCACGCGTTGATTACATTGCAGAAAAAACCAGCTTCTTGGTTGCGTCAATGTTCTCAGCTGGTGCGGTTGCGATTGATGACGAAGGTATTGTCACAATCACTTGCCGTGAATCATAAGGAGGCATAGACAATGGCATATGCAGTAGCAGGGCTTCAGCCCATCGGTGGTCAGGCAAAAGCTGGCAACGCTCCTCAGATGTGGTCATACACTTCTGCTGACGCGATTGCGACAGTCAACACGTCTGGTTACTTCAATGACGCAGCTGACCTCTTGAAGGTTGGTGACTTGATCTATGTGTACGACTCAAACACTCCAACAGCATCGCTGGTTGTTGTGTTGTCAAACACTGGAACAGTCGTTGACGTCTCTGACGGTACATCACTGTCAGTAGCAGACGCTGACTAAACGGATCGGCTCCCCTCCGGGGGAGCCTTTTCTAACGAGGTGATAAATGGCTTCTGGTGACACTAAACTGTCCATCTGTTCGGACGCGTTAATCATGTTAGGGGCATCGCCTCTTTCGTCGTTTTCGGAAGGTACTGACGCAGCTCAGATCTGCGATCGGCTGTACGACGACCTCAAGAAATCAATCATTGCAGCGCACCCATGGTCCTGGTCTTTCAAAAAAGTGCAGCTAGCACGATTAACTGAAACTCCGGCAAACGAATGGAAGTATGCATATGCATTACCAGGCGACACTCTTGCAGGTGTCCGCGCAGTATTTAACACCGGATCAACCGGCGTAAATCCAATTCAGTATGGCTGGGAGATCCAAGGCGACCAGTTGTACACAAGCCAAGAAATCATTTATGTGGACTACCAGTACGCACCTGGCGAGTCGCTCATCCCGTCTTATTTTGTACAGCTGCTGAAGTATGCAATGGCTGCAGAAATCGCGGAAACAGTGACCGACCAAATTACCAAGGCGCAGTATTATGAGCAGAAAGCATTTGGCTCCCCAGCAGAAAACCGCAGAGGTGGTTACTTCCGGGTCGCAGCCAACATTGATGGCTCCAACAATTCACTGGAGGCATTCCAAGACTTTAGCTTGATCGAGGTACGCCAGTGAGCCGTGTTATTCAGGTTCAGACCAACTTCACGTCTGGTGAGCTGGACCCGAAGCTGCGTGCAAGGATTGATTTGCAGCAGTATTACAACGGCTTAGAGCAAGCACAAAACATTATCATCCAGCCACAGGGTGGATTTGTGCGGCGCAATGGAACCAAGTATTTAGCAGAACTGCCGTCATCAGCAGGCACAGCTGTGCGCATGGTTCACTTTGAATTCTCGGTCAATGACAGCTACATGCTGATCTTTGTTGACGAACGCATGTACGTCTTTAAGGACGGCGTGCAAATAACAAACATCAACGGCTCTGGAGACGATTACTTAACCGTGACGAAAATCACGGACACAGTTATTCCTACCATGTGCTGGGCGCAGTCAGCTGACACTCTGATCATTGTGCAAGAATCCATGATCCCGCAAAAGATTGTGCGTGGTGCCACAGATGCATCCTGGACAATATCTGATCTATCGTTTTCGTACATTCCAAAGTATGCGTACTCACTCACTGTGACGCAGCCAGGCGCCACGCTGACTCCGGACGTCGAGGATGGAAAGGTCACATTAACAGCAAGCGCATCTGTATTCAGTGCCGGCAACGTCGACCAGTACATTGATGCATCACCACAAGGCCGTGCTCGGATTGTTGAATATGTATCCGGCACAGTCGTTAAGGCGATCACAGAGGTGCCGTTCTTTAATACTGACGCAATTGCATCTGGCGATTGGGATCTGGAATCTGGATACGAAAACACCTGGTCAGCAACCAGGGGCTGGCCTCGGTCATCAGTATTCTATGAAGGGCGCCTGTATTTCGGTGGCGCGTCTTCTCGGCCATCGACGCTATGGGGCAGCCGTGTGGGCGACTTCTTTAACTTTGATCCGGGCGAATCGTTTGATGACGCGGCATTGGAAGCCACGCTAGATACTGGTCGGTTCAATGCAATTGTGGACCTGTATGCAGGACGTAATTTACAGGTGTTCACTACTGGCGGTGAGTTCTACTTGCCGCAAACATTGGGTGATCCGCTCACTCCAAGCAACCTAGCGGTCCAGGAGCAAACATCTAATGGCGCAAGGGTCGGTATCAGGGTTGTCAACGTAGATGGCGCCACGGTCTTTGTGCAGCGCCAGGGAAAGGCGCTTGCTGAATTTATCTTTAGCGACACGGTCAATGGCTACATCTCAACCAAGATTTCCTTATTGTCATCGCATCTACTGAAGTCACCGTCTGACATGGCTGTGCGCCGAGCAACGTCAACTGACGAAGGTGATCAGCTGCTGATCGTAAATGCGGAAGATGGAACGATCGCCTGCTACACACTGTTGCGTTCACAAGAAATTATCGCTCCCTCAGAGTGGGTTACCGACGGCGAGTTCATCTCTGTCGGCGTCGATATTTCTGATACATATGCGGTTGTCAAGAGAACCATTGATGGCAGCGATGTGTACTACGTCGAGCTATTCTCGGAAGACTCAACGCTGGACTGCTCGACTTTTGCTGACGTGGGTTCATCAACAGCTTCAGTCAGTGGGCTGTCATTCTTGGAAGGTGAAACAGTCAAGGTGATCCGAGACGGCATTGTTGAAGCAGACAAGACAGTATCGTCTGGCGCAGTCTCTTTTGACATTGCTGCAGAAGAGTCCTACTCGATTGGCCTTAACTTCACACCGATCGCTGTGACGCTACCAGTAGAGCCAAGGTTGCCTTCTGGAAATATTCGTGGATTTAAAAAGCGCATTCTTGAAATAAACTCAGAACACTTTGAATCTCAAGCAGTTACAATCAATGGCGAGCAAGTTGCCTTCAGGCGTTTCGGTGAAGACATCTTGGACATCGCTGTGCAGCCGTTTACGGGTGTAAAGAGATCCGGTCCGTTGCTTGGTTTCGTGAACGAAGGCAAGATCACATTAAGTCAGTCAGTGCCGCTCAAGATGAATGTGCTGGCATTGGATTACAAGGTATCAGTGGGGCAATAGCATGGCATTTATGGCAGCAGCTGCAGCAGGTATGTCGACTCTCCAAGTGGTGGGTACAGCTTTATCTGCTATCAGCTCGATTCAGCAGATCCAAGCAGGTCGACAGCAGGCGCGGGCATACCAGGCTCAAGCCAAGCAGGAAGAGCTTAAAGGGCGCCGTGACGCGCTCGCCTATCGCCAGCAAGGTGTTGAGGTCTTAAAGAAGATTCGTGAGAACACAGCGACTGTCACAGCGCGTGCAGCAGCGGGTGGATTGAATCCTTACTCTGGATCGCCACAAAGTCTAAAGAATTACGCAGCCAAAGAAGGTATCGGCGAGTTCTACTTAGCTCAAGAAAATGCAGAGCTTGCATTGGTGATCGGTGACGTAAATGCACAGCAGGCGCGCATGGCTGCATCACAAGCAAGGCGCCAGGGTTTCTATAGTGCAGTCGGTACATTGGGCGCTACCGCAATGACCGTTGGCTCCATCGGCGGACCGCCATCCAACATTGGTGGATTCGCAGGGGGCGGCAGCTTAACCGGCGCAGCTCAAAACATTGCGTACCCAACAACCGGCAGCCTTGGTATGCCCTCAATGGTACCTGGGGGTTAATCAATGGTAATGCCGAAATATCAGAAAGCAGGCGTCGCAATATCTAGGATGCCAAACGTCAGCACTATTGGGCTGCAAGAATCCTCTCGCACAAGTCAGGTTTTGGCTCAGTCATTAGATCGTTTGGCAAACTTTGCGTTCCGTCAAGCCGAGGTAGAGGCCCAGGTAGCCGGCAAAGAGTACGGCGCCACCAACGCTCCAACTATTGAGCAGCTCAAGCACGCAGTATCTTCTGGCGCTGAAGCAGATCAAGTGCTGCCCGGCGATCAAAGCACTGTCTTTGGCCGAGCCGCTAGATCCACTGCGCTTGATTCAATTTCTATGGAAATGGAGTTATCAGCTCGCGAATCAATCGCTCAGCTGCAGGCGCAGTTTGAGAACAACGAGATTGATCTACCTACTCTCCAGCTCAGTATGGAAACAATGAGTTCTGAGCAAAGCCAAATTTTACGGCGGATCAGCCCACTTGCAGCGCAAAAGTACACGGCATCTGTTGGCGTCATTGCAAACTCTGCATATTTGTCAGCTGCAAAAACGCAGGCAAATCGCAATAGGATTGATAACGAGATCAGGGCAAGAGCTGGCGTTGATCGTTTTATCCGCGACACCGAGACGCTGATTAAAGGTGGCTCATCTGTTGATGAAGAGACTGGTCAAGTCGTTACTCCGGATATGCGCATTGAAGCGGCCCGCAATGAAATCGCCGCGTTAGCCATGTCTATTGACGATCCAGAATTTTATCAGACTAAAATCAATGAGTTAGAGTCTGCGGTCACTGACGCGAAAATTAACGTG